ATCCCCAATCTTGTATTTGAAACCTTCAAATTTGTTTGAGAAAAACTCCTCTGTCTTCTGCTTGAACGAGCTGTGTCGCTTCATGTTTTCGCTTTGTGCATTTTCAGACTCTAAGCTCAAACGCTTATACTCTTCTGCGGCTCTAAGAACTTCAGGATCTACCGTGGTTGAAGTGGACTCCACTTTCGTTAGGTACTTGCCCTTCTGCTCTTCGAAATACTTCCGAGCTTTTGCGATTGTTTTTTTCTTTTCCAATTTTGCCCTCTTGATATCCTTGGCATCATCGACGTCTTCATCATAGGCAAACGCCTCTATTTCGAAATCGATATCCTCAGCATCATACTCTGGGTTCTCTGACTTAATATAGGAACGTAGCAGATCAGTCTCGCTCATCTTGCTGAAGTCTTGGTTTAATGCCAAGTAGTCCTCCATACCTCGCCCTGTCTCCCGCTTGTACTTCAAGAACGCCTCAACGTCCGAAGGAAGCTCTTCCTTCTTATTGACTTGCTCTAATGAAGAGAGATCAAGATTGTACTTTTCTTTCAAATAATTTAGAACGACCTCGTCTGACATTGGACCGTCTTTCACCTCGTCCTCAATGTCTTCCAAAGGCTCCTCCTGTTCCGCAACCTCTTCGGTATTGGCTTCGGTGGTTTGATCTTCCTCGGTGGCTTTGCTCCTGAGGTCGATTTTCAACGAGCCATCATCGCTGATGTTTTCGTTTTTAGTTTCCTCTCCTTTAAATTCAGCTTCGGCGTTTGCAAGCAATTGCTCTTCAACTTCCTGTACTGACTTTTCTTCTTCGGCGGAAACTTCTTTTACTTTGAAATTTTCCATAATTAAATTTTATTTATGCAAATATAGTGATTTTATCTTGGCTCAAATTCACCCATTCCCATCCCTCCTGTTAGGTGGTCATTGTTTGACTCGAAGTTTATAGGTGCTTTTTGACCTTGACGTTGATCAATGAGTTTGCTTTGTTGTGAATTATTTCGATCCTGGCGATCCTTTTTGCCGCCCTCTTTCATCTTGTCCCTATCCGTAAGAATCTGACCATTCATCTTAGATAGCTCGATGTTATACTGGAACTCCTGCTCCATCAACTTCATCTTCATTTCGGTCTCAAGTTGCAGCTTCTGCATTTCCATCTGACCCTTCAGCTGTTCAATCTGAGCCTTGGCCTGAGCTTCCATCTGCGCTTTCTGTGCTGCTGCTTGTGCTGCTGCTTGGCTCTGCTGGATGTTAAGTTGTGTTGCGTACTCTGCCTTCTGCTTCTCGTACTCACGATCCTTCTCATCTTTACGACGACGCTTCATCTTTAATAACTCGTTAGCCAATTTCACGTTCTGGACCTGACGAATATCAATAGCATCTTCAAGGGTGATCTGGTCACGCTGCAATGCGACATTGATGTTGTTCTCTAGCATCTGCTTTTGCTCCTCGTCTGGAGACAATTCAATGAAGATACCAAAGTCATACATATACAAGTCGTCTAGCTCATCTAATGTAGCTACATTGTACTTGCCAATCTGCATAGCAAACTCTTCTCCGAAGTCTGCATACTCAATCACGTCAGATATGCGAAGAGCCAAGCACTCGGCCATTCGCTTAGTGATATCCAAAGAAGACAATAGGATATGACGAGTGGCTGTGTTGCTGTTAGCTGCTGCTAGTTTCTGCAAACCAACTAGGCTGTGCTTATCCATTGTGGATCCATCACGAGCCTCGTTAAGTCCGGTTACGTCACGCAGCATGGACATATAGTGATTATAAGTGTTTACTAGAGACGCAATCTTCGCTTGTCCAGCGCTTCCGTTGAGCTCTTGGATTGGAACACGGGCATTATTAAACTCTCCCTCTTGTGTAAACGACCTACCAATTACACTACCAGTCTGGAAGTACAACTTCAGTGCGTCTTCTGGGTTGTAGTTAGCTCCATTACCCAGATCCACCTCATTCAAGCCGTCTGCGTCAATATATACGCCATCTGGTACGATCTTAGAGATTACTTGTTGCAATTTGAGGTGCGTGATCTGGATCAGGTCTGCAAATGTTATCATCCTACGCACAAGAGACTCAATGTTCCCCTTGTACATCTTAGGAGCACATGCTACGTATGTTGGGAATGAATATTGTGATGCGGACTTTGGTCGAACCATGTTTTCCTGGAGCTCCCACTTCAACATTCTATTTCCACCCAATACCATTATGCCATCATACCATACGTCGATGCGTTTTTCGATTCTCTCGAAACGTCCCTCTTCTCCTTCGGCCTCAAATGAGTCGTCCTTTTCGATCACTCGCTCACCGCCATTATCAAGGAACTTTTTCTTGTATACAAACTTCTTGTCTGTCTTATAACTGAAGAACAACAAGGGGATTGTGTCCTGAGAGAACAAGTCATCCCTATATGCTTTTGCTGCTGGGTATTTGTCCCACCACCCAGTTCCAACCTTACGAATATCTTCAAGATCTTCGTTTGTCAAATGTGGATTGAGCTTTTTAAGTTCTGTAATGTGAACATTCTTTACCTCTCCAAAATAGAACGCATCCTCAAATGTTGGAGATTCTGTGTAACTGTAGATCAGGTTAGCTGGGTCTACATATTCAACTTTGATTCCACTATTAACAGAGAAAGAGTGCTTTGCTGCCCCTATACCAAGAACAGTCAGGTCTGTGTCAAACTGAGTGCGTACATTGTCGTAGTGGTTCTCTTTCAGTACTGTATCAATGGCCAATTCTGCGGCAATCTCAATAGCTGGTTTGTAATTGAGCTGCATGTACAGATTCATCTCCTCTTGGTTAGCAGGAACATCGTTCTGAGGTATGTTAAATGCGTCAACGCCAAAGTTAGCCTTGACCTCATCTAGCATCTCCTTGGCGATCATATCTGCCTCAACCACCTCCTGGAACTTAGATCTGCGCTCAGCTGAGATAGGGTCCTGAGACTGCGCCTTCACCTTAAACATGCGATCAGCCATTCCGTTCACGACGATGTCGACAAACTTAGGGATAATAGGAACTGGCGTCCAATCTAGGTTCAGGTAAGACAAGTCTCCGTCAACAGCTAGTTCGTTCTTGTATTTAGCCACAGACTGTTCTCCACGAGAGTATAGTCGCAACTTATGAAACTCTGTCCACTGGTTGTAATATCGGCATGAGCCTCCAGAAGATCTGAACCACTCATGCTCAATGGCTTGTCCTACTTGTAGTCCAAAGTCCATCTGTGCCTTTTCCATGTCGCTTGCCAGTTGGTCTGGAAATGACTTGGGTGTTAACGAATTTTTTTTGCCGATCATTGTTGTATCTCGCTTCTTATCCCTTTGTTGGAGAATGTAGCAAATTTAATACTTATCTTTGAATTTTTTTGAGCATCAACGTGATGAAACTTTTGGTTAGCCATTATGGCTAGTCCAGAACTAATAGCTGCGTCATACTTTGTTCGGTTATTTATGTCGAATCTTGCCCAGTCATTTAGGGTTCTTGTAAAGTACATATTGCCCATCTCGTCTGCCTCCCTGTACGTTCCTTCTGAATCAATCCCAACGTACTTCTCTATATATGCCTCAATACCAGCTGCATGCGCCTGCTTCACGTCCTCTGATGAGTTTGGAATTCCTCCAATCTCTCGCTCTGACTTTGAGAGTTGATGCTTCTTTTTGTCTGGCCTATTCATAGCGAATGGCCTGTATCCTGCCTCTTTTAAGTAATACAATAGACGAGCCTTGTTGTTCTCCGCAAGGATTGGCATCCCGTAGAAGTGGCACGCCATCAGCACTTCTTCGAAGAATATCTCTGCTGTCTGTGGCCTGGCCACATACTCAAGGAAAAACTGGTTAACTGGCGCATCGTCCATGTGGAACTTCGTTAGTCCATGAAGCGCACCATTAGATCCACGACCAAATGTTACCGCTGAAATATCATAGGAGTCACACCCAAATGATCCCAAGTGCTCGTTACCAGGAAAGAATAACCCACCCTTTCGGATTACATTATTTCGCTGGTGATGCTCTGGAAGCCAGGACACCAAGAACCTCCCGTTCCTATCTGGGCTCCATACGACCTCGCTAAAGCGCTTTCCGTCCTTCCAGTGGAACGAACCCCTAGTTAACACACGATCTTTGATTAGACCGTCGTTATAATCGATTTGCTGGTATATCTTGGTTAGGTTGAAGATTGAGTTTTTACTCTCGTCCCTAAATGCGTGCTGCTCAGTTCGTGGGAACTGTCGATAGAATTCGTTCAGTGCGTCAGAATCTGTTTTCAGTGACTCAACCTCGTTGTTCCAGTACTGTATTACACCAATGTCTACAAAGTCCCCGTCAGAGTTCTCTACCTCTTCTCCTGGCTCAACTTCGAATATTGGCCATCCATACTTGTCGAAGTATCCTTCAAAGTTCCACTCCATCGGAATGAACAGTGCGTATAGGCCGCTCTTTGTCTGTCCGTTTGAGTTTCGTACTCTTGGATTCGAATCCTCGTACATCTTCTTGAAGTTGTCTCCTC